AGGACTCCATATAGAAGTCCCCTTTCATCATGCGTGGTGTATCGACTGTCTTCCATACTCCGGGAGTTGTTTCAGTCTGTATACCGTAACCTACCAATCCAGAGTACTTAGCCATATTAAACCTCCGGTTCTTCTGGTGTTTCTTCTTCTTCTTTTGCTAAACGATCAGCCATACGTTCACCGAATGTTAAACGAGCTTCATCATTTGTTAATCCAGTCTCATGACCACCAGTAGGTGCAAAGTGGAATGCTGACTTAGGCTGTACTAAAGCTCCTGATAGACGTGTTTCAGTCAAGTATTTGTATTGGTTAAAGTCGATGTCGAAATCGTCAAAGTTAGTGATTTGTCCACCTTTGTTTGTACCAACTTGGTAGTCGTTAAGGTTAACTAGAATAGCTCCTTTGCCTTCCATCCATGTAGTTTCGACAATCTTAGATACTCCTAATTCAGCAGCAATTTCTGCATCTGATAATACTTTACCGAATAGGTACTCTCCATTATCTTTCTTACGAAGTTTCAAGTCAATTAGTAAAGCAGGGTCCATGTACATTGCTGGTGATCCTGAACCACGGTATTCTTTCTTAGCTTTAAGAACAACTTCTGGTAAGTCAGTAACATCTGTATAAGTCTTACGAACCGTGAAGAACTCGTTATCTTTGATGATTGGGATAATACGGTCTTCGTTAATCTTATCATCGTCCCCTACTTCACGTCCGTCACCAACTAAGATAGCACGAGCAATCTCTTCTTCTAACATAAAACGCATTTCTTTGTTTAAGAAGTTAACAACATTAAAGTCAGTAATGTCAATAATATCATCACGGTCTAGTTTTTGTTTCTTGTAGACAGTTGTTGGGTATGTTTCACGTTTAATTAGTGAGAAGAACTCTTCTTTCTTAAAGTTACCTGTAATATAACCTTTAGCACGAGCCTCATCTTCTGTTAAGTCTGCCCATAGTGATTTAACACGAGCGAACGGTGATTTCTTAACTCCGTTTAAGATTGTTTGGTAAGCTGTGTGCTGGTTACGGATTAATTGTGGTTCGTTACCACCAATCTGTTGAGCTTCTGGGAATAACATTTCGATTGAGTTAATACCGTGTTGTAAAGTATCACCCTCGTCATTCTCTACCATGTAGCTCATTGCTTCTTTTAATGTAATTTCGTTCTCTTTAGCAAATTCTAATGCGTGGTTTAACGAATGTACTAATACCTCTTCTTGGTTACCTTGTGTTTCATTATTAAATACGTTGTGTTTCACGTTTTCATCCTCCTTTGTATTGTCGCTTTCTTCAGCGTCTGTTCCTTCTACTGCCATTCCTATTAATGCGTATAAAGCTTCTTTTTGTTTGTCGTTCATTGTATCAACGACATCACCAATAGTTTCTTCTTTTGCCACTTTGGTATCACCCTCACTTTCTTCATGTGTTATAATGTCGTCAGCAGAATGAATTAGGTTTCCTGTATAAATAATTCCTTCTTCTGATTCTTGTTCTCCATCATCCGAATGTTTTACGACTGTCTCAATCATAGCTCCCGGATTAGCTCCAGATAGAACTAAACTTACTTCATAAATTTTACCATGAACCACATCGTTACCATTTCGTTTGATTCTTCTTGCACCGATTGACATCGATGAAATATCTCCGTGTTTGACCATCTCTTTTGCATTCATAGCCTCTTGAGTTGTGTTAAAGAATCCATAACCATAAACTCCTTGGTCCATGTTGTGTAAAATGATGTGACCTAACACGTTAGTTGGATTGTTATAGTCATGATTCCATACTAATGGCACTTTTTCACCATCATTATGTTTGAAAGCATCATGTTTGATAACTACTCCATCCGCACATACAATATCATTCTTTGTTACCCATCCGGCAAAATCATAGTCCTTTACTAACATTAAAGATGTACCTCCTACTTTTTAGTATTTCACACATTCGGTCCGTAGGAGCCTGGGGGCGTGAGCGACCCATATTCATTTTGTACCTATTTTGACTCGTCAGTTGATTCTAACTTTTCAATTTTTCTAGTGAGTCTTTCTACTTCCTGTTTGTCTGACGTCTTAGGTTTCGGTACTCCGTCCATCGGATCGCCAGGTCCTTGTTGTTGAGGATCTTGGTTCTTATCTGCGATATTAGGGTTAAACAGCTCATCAGCTCTTGGATCGTCTGACGGTCTCAAACCAATTACCTGTCTTAGCTCGTTAGAAGTCATAATAGCATTTCGTCTAAACGTATCACCAAGTCCTGCAATAGTTTCAACAGGAACCATCTTAAACATGTCTCTGTAGTAGACTATTCTCTGTCCTTGAGTTCTTCCTGTCTTAGTAAGGAACTTACGATTCATTTCTGAAGTAATGTTCTCTACTACAGGGTCAATAGTTCTTGTGTAGTAAGTTCTCAATTCAGACTCGCTAGCAGTACCATCAAATATTGTCTGAGTTAACCCCAATTGATTGTAGAACTCCTGTCTCAATTCTTGTATACTCTCCAATAACTGATCGTTAGCAGGTCTATTAAGTTGAGTTACTTTCTCGGTCTGGTCAATATATGCAATACCGTTTCTACCGGTTGCTAGTTGTTGTTCTATGTTTCTAATTCTGGCTTCAGCCATCTTTTTCTGAGTTTCTGTTTTAATTCCATAAGGTACTGAGATTAGTAAGTCTAATCTACCTGATGCTGATGTTTGGTCGACATCGTCAAGCTGGTTCATTTTCGAAACCAATCTTTTAAGGGTAGAGTTTTCATCATTTATTACGGAATACAGTGGATTCTCTATTATAGCAACGAATTTCTTTTCAAGACGTATTTGTTCATTCTTTCCTGTCTCTTCGTTATACACATCCACAAGTACATGCTTAGGGAACCAGTTCACTATTCTACCAACTCTTAAGGAATTAATATCATAACCATCAGTAGTCTTAGGAGATAGCGTAGTGTCTACTGGTACCACGGCTACGACCCCTTCGTCAAACATTGAATATACCAAGTCCTGAAAGAACTGTATATGTGTTTGGTCAATATTGGCTTCAGTCATTAAACAATCATTTAAGCCCGTTTTCATATCTACCATATCATCGTTTTCTGGGTCTATCTTGACATGTTTAAAATTTGTCATAGATACGTCTATAGCTATTCTGTTATAGATAGACGACACGTGCGAAGATACATTAAATCTTGAATGAGCCTTATGGATTGGTCTAGACATCGAAGGTCCGATATCGTAGGATACCAAATGGTTGGTATTAGTGAACGCATTCCAGGCATGTTTTAATCTATCTGTTATTTTCATTCAAACGCCTCCTGGAATCGTTTATAAGCAACCCATGCATCTAATAGAGCAGCAACGTTATCAATCTTTTCACTGTCTCTTTTCTTAGATAACTTTCGGTTACCATTAGTGTCTTCAACAGCTATAGAGTTACCCATAGCGAATTTCATTAGTTCTTCATCAAATAGTAGTAATCGTTCAGCTGCCAGATTTCCTATCTCACCTAAAGGTACTGATTCGGTTCTGGCTCCTTGTCGTACAACAGTTAAACCATAATCACCATGTTCTCTGGTCCACTGTTCAATTAGTTCTTTCGCGTTGTACGGGTCGTACCCAAACGACATTACAGTGTATTGTTTCTCTATTAAATGGTTGTCCAAGTCTCTGTATACGTCAACCATATCCAGAACTGCTCCATCCATTACTATTAGAGAACCCTCATCAATAAATTCTTGATACTTCTGTCTCATGGCAGCATCCAACTTTCTAACTTTCAATTCAGACACATACGATCGGGTTTTCACTCCGAAATATCCATTACCTAATGGGAATAAGAAAGTGAAAGCTGTAAAGTCATCACCTTGTGATAAGTCAGCTCCCATAGCACATATCATGTTATCGAAATTCTGTCGTCTATGCAGTAGTGTATCTTCATAAGTGAAGAAATACGACGCCCCTTCAACAGGTATCCCAAATCTTTTAGCTAAAATATCATTTCGCTCTGAAGGAACCGCCTCCATACGATTGACTTCTTTTTCGTAAGTTTCGTATGACACGGTGGCTCCTAGATTAGGATTCGCCTTCAACCACATTTCAGGATAAGCGACTTCAGTAGTGTCATCTAATTTGTAATGCCATATAGAAGTATGAGGATCAAAGTAGTCTCCTCTTAAAATATCCTGAAGTTCTAGTTTGATAGTATCCCCAACCCCATTACGAGTTGTACCTTCTGATGAAGTTGCTAATATAACATAGTCGTCTACCTTGGAAGCACCTTGTTCCAGTGCCCCAATTACGTCTTCTTTTACCTTACCCGACAACCACTCATCGACTGTATTTACCTTAGAACCTAAACCTTGTAGTTTGTCTATGGACATGGTTCTTACTTCAACCTTTGAATTGGTAAGAAAGTTTTGAATACCTTCTTTTGTAGATGCTAACTTTACTTTAGTCCATGTGTTAGAGTGAATACTTCCCTCGCTTAGGAATTCAAATAGAGGTCCTCTAGCTCTCGATATTGCGGTTCTTATCGGACTCATCGTTTCGTTGGCTTGTTTCATTGTTGGAGCTGTGACTATTTGATGCGTAGTCGAGGTATCGATTGTAAGGAAATATGCTTGTATAGTTGACGCATACATTGACTTAGCCGCCCCTCGAGCTACTATAAGGTATTGTTTGTTTACTAATCTTTTTTTCTTAGTTATTATCTCGTATCTTTTTAGTTGTGGATTCCAAACCTTTTCGTCTACGAAATAGTACCACGCTAGAAGATCTTCTGCCCAAAGTTTAAACGTAGGTAGTAAATGCAAATCACCACCGTCTGCTAAGGTTAGTTCATTCTCACAGAACTGTATATACCCTCTTATAGCTTCATCGTCGTAATAATAGTCGGGCGATTCTATCAGGAAATCTATGCGGTTCATTTGCATTGAAATTTCACTATTTACTGGTATCTCACCATGAATCACTTGTTCTCTAAATTTACCATACTCTATTGGAACCGCCGTATTAGATAGAACCATTCATTATCCCTCCTCCATTCAGTATTAGATATGGATCACCTGCCTTTCTAGAATAACTTGTCGATTGACTTAGCAGCCTGTTTACCTATCTTGTCCCAGTCTTTTACCGCTACCGCTGGGTTAAGCGTTTTATCCAACCACTTCTTGTCCACAGCACCATGTACTGCTACTTGAACAGCAATAGGGGCTGCTATAGCCACAACCTTCTTGCCCATGTCTATAGCTTCTTGGTTAGCTTTTCGAGCTTCCACACGCATGTTGTCAGCCATCTGTAACCGGTCTACTTTTCTTTTAAGTTCCTCGTTACTCATGTTTTCTCTATTCAAATATTCTTCTTTAGACTTAGCGGTCCCTACGTTAGCAGTATTACTGAGTCTTTTGAATCTATTTTCTAGCTGTGCTCTGCTTAGTACAGTTTGGGCATCCTTGCTTGTGAGGTTCTTAATCTCTCTTTGAGCAGCGATCATGCTTAGCTCTCTACCCTTAGATTTTAATACTCCCTTAACTCCACTAACTTTGTTTCCATTTTGACTGGAACCGCCTTTGTTCTTACTGGCGTCTAAGAACTTTCCCGCGTTGCGCTGGCCTTTGGGGTATGGCTGGTATCGACGGACTCCCCACTTCATCCCTTTGACTCCGTAGTGCTTAATGGTTTCTTCGACATCGTTATCCAACATTGATTCGTCGATTGTCCAGTCTACCGAGTCCATTCTTTCTAAAAAGTTCTCATAATCTTTACTTACGTCCATAAGTCACCTCCTAACTAGATTCCATGTGTATAGCAAACATTTCTCTTTCGCTATCCCACGATACTTTCTTATACGTCATCTTATTGGGAGCTAAGATTACCTCCTGGTTACTTCGAGTGTTTACTATCTTCTTACCATCACTGGTTCTACCGTCAGCAAATAGTCCTGGAGTATTATTAGTCTCTATAATCATGTACGCATTGTAGTTCTTAGCAGCTGTGGGGTTTACTTCTCGCCATGTGTCTATAGCGAACAATGGGGAGGTACTTGTAGAGTACACTCGGTTCTCACTTACACTCTTACCTTTGAAGTTATTAGACATTCCATCAATCATCTTACTTAACTCTTCTTGAGAACTGCTAGATAGTTTTTTAGCTAGTCCATCAGTAGAGAAGTTCATGTTTAACGAACGGTAAACAGTCTGTCCACTAACGTTGTTCTTTTGAATGGTGGCCTTAAGGTCGTTGGCTATGTTTTCGAACTTTTTAGGCTCCCCAATAGCTAAGTAGCCATTGACTCCTCGTGAATAATAAGCAGCGTCAGTATACTTCTTAAGTTTGGCAATGTCGTTTTTATCGAGATTGGAATATTGTTGTTTCTTGTGAACCTCTATACCCGCTTTCTCAATAGCCTTTAGGGTATCTTTAGACGTAGTTAACTTCCCTTTTGTTCTGGCTTCTTCTATACCCATTCGAGCGAGTTCTTTATCAGTAGATCCCACTTTATTTAAACTTCTCTTTACGCCATACTTTAGTTCTCTTGGGTTTACTTTGGCTCCCACAGCGTATGCTTTCTGTCGAGTTAGCTCAGCTCCTTTGGTTACTTGCTGTGCTACCTTAGACGCCTTACCAACTTCTTTACCGCCTTTAACTCTACTACCTTTGGGATATGGTTGGTACCGTCGAATACCCCACTTCATTCCTTTGACTCCGTAGTGTTGTATTTCATCTTTCATCTGGTCACCTCCTATCCGTAAATCTCGTCTAAGACAACCAATCCGAGAGTAGATAGTGGTATCGCTAATGACGCGGCAACTAGAGCTGCTTCTTTTCTCTTAGTAGAGTTGTTTATTCTCTGTACCGCAGTGTCCCCGTATTCTTCAATTAATCTCTCAGCTGTTTTTTTATTTATCTGGCTAGTTAGGTCATACTGTCTCATCTGAATATTATCTAATCTACGAT